AGAAGACGGACCCCAGAGAGGAAACGCTGACTTCTATACTACGAAGAGTATTATAGGGCGCCATGTTCCCCGGGCCGTTGCTTCGAGCCGCTATACCACCGCGTTATTGTTAGAACACGGACTAGAGTGATCTTCTTTTGTCGTAGAATTAACTACTTCAAGTGAGGAAGTTTCCTCAGGTATTACAATACCAGGAGTCGCAAAGGATCCTAAATGGTCTATCATACCGATGATGTTAGTGAGCTTCATGAATGCTCGTAACGCAGAGTTCTGGGTAGACTCAGTTCCCACCCCTCCTACTAACGCAGTAAGTACCTCGATGGCATGCGCGTGGAAATCAGGAACCTGGGGAAGGGCTTCCTCTGCCGCGACAAGGAAGGGCATGATTTCATTCCATTTCATACCAGTACCAGCTTCAACATCATAGATGTCAAAGTTTGGTAACCGGGTTACGATTTGGAGTTCTTTCATTTTCACCCTATAATCCTTAGTCCAGCGGTTCAGAGCGTCACCCCTCGCTTCTGAGAATACACGTTTAAGCAACCATTCGATATCTGGAGAAATGATCTGGGAAACCCATTGATCAAATACTTCCAGTCGTTTACGATTGCGAAGGTAATTCTCGTAGATTGTACTTACCATTTGGGCAAGGACCCCTATAAGGGCGTCTTGTCGTTCTTTGGAAACAAAGGACACCAGCGATTCAATTGGTTGGCCCCAGATCCTTCTTTTCGCCGCGAAAGCGCCAAAAAGAGTTTCTAGGGGGAACATACCAACACCAGCGAACCCGAATCGGGTTGAGCCTGGCATCAATACCGCTGATAAGACCCAAGCAATAGTAGGATTTATGTCCCTTTTTTGCAATGTTGGTCTTATATGACGATTGAATGCTGTTTCATTTAGGAACAGTTTTAAATTAGACGTAAGCCAACCTCTTGACGTAATGACTCGCCACCCCCTTCGGACCATACGCAAGGCCAATTCGGCTCTTGCTGGTAACGAGGTTATTTGGGCCTCCTCTTTCATTGAAATTGGAGAAAGGTTATTCGGTCCTACGAATGTTTGGTTAGCGAAGTTGAACATGCCGACTTCCGAGATGTAACTTTTGGCCAATCCTACTTGGATACCTAAAGATTTACATAGGCGAAGATACTCTTCCGCCACCTTACGGTTCGCAATGACAATATCGTCCCCCAAGACTAAGTAGTCGATGAAGGATAGAATAGCTGAACGACGGATTTCTCCGACATTAGCCGCCGCCCAGAGGACTATAGCATGGTGTACTAAAGCCATCGAGGCCCAGCTTGTTAAAGCGCCCATTGGTTGACCGGTGTTGTACCTTATCCTTGTAGCAGATAATTTCTCTGCAAGGTTCATGTCTGGTAGGAAAGGGAAAGCTCTCTCCATGTCGGTAGGGATTTTGAATGCCCTATTGACTAGTAATTCTAGCCACAAGTCAACTATATGCTGAGGAAGTATATACGAGAACAGCGAGCGGTATAGAGCCAACGGAATTGTATCCGTTGCCGATTTAAGGTCATACGACCAAATTTCGGTGTACCCTCTTTTCGCGAATTCCCGCACTTTCCCTTCTTGGTCGAACGTCGCGTCTTGGGGTAATTGCCTTAGAATATCAAACATCCAATCATGGAGTGGTTTGAGGACGAAATTCGTCCAGTAATCTACAATAGCAATGGTTCGGACTTTTCCAGCGGCCTCATATAAATTATGTAACCGTTGTAAAACTAAATGCTTTGTTCGAAGAATTCCTAGGTTTAACCCTAAGATTCCAGAAGCAACAGCAGTAGTTTGAATTGGCCCGCCTTGCGGTATTTTACCTTTGGCTACCACATGGTGTGGCATCACTTGCGTTGCAAGGATGTAAGACATCTTGAACATCTTCGCGGTCTTTCGGAAGCTCAATACTAACTCCTCTTGTCCTGTGGCTTTTAGCCACTCAAGGATCAAGTTACGAGGTACTCCAATATGTTCCCGAATGTGCACTAGAACGTCCCTAATTGCTGGAACACTGCTAACCGTTGGAATAAGGGCGGCAATCTCATTATGATTTTGCTCTACCCATTCTTCGTCGGTGACACAGAACCACAAGAAGGCGTCTAGGCCAGCTCCTAATATGGAGATCGGACAGTTGGGCCCCGCGTGGGTAGTAAAGAAAGCGTTCCGAACGCGAAGGTCAGGATTCTTTATACCAAGTGGTATTAAAATATTATACCAGAAGACGTTGGCAAAGACAGATTGGAAGTGTTGGAAATCAGAATTTGCGCTGTAATCGGGATGTGCTTGAGCTATAGGAGACTCATGTAGGTTTGGGACCTGCCATTCGCCTAGGAGACCTTTGTAACTGAAAAGTATCGAAGTCCATATATGGATGTAGTGCTGATTCATTACTCGAAGGCCGTGCCTTGCGAATGCAGGAATAGCAGCGGGTAACCCATTGGATAATCGTACTCGAGTTCCGAGGTCTTGTGTATGGCTTAATTTCTTGCCTCCTAGGTAAGAGTTAACCACAAACAACATGATCTTGAACTTGGTTATAAGATCCATTATCCCTCTATTCTTCAGTATCCTTACCACATAAAGAGCGAACGAGTTACGTTCTGTCATTGCGACAGTGGTGATTGCATTTCCTCTGGAATACCATGACACAAGGTTGTACCATTGGTGAAACCAGTGACGGGCATTTCTGACCGTCAGTTTGATCATCGAAGTTTTCTCAAAGGTAGCTGTGGATCCGGATCCTTTTCTCTCTTTGTGTAGAAATTTATCTAACAAAGAAGAAAACATGGTCTGGAGACGCCGTCGAGATGTACTCGACATAGGTGTACTACTAAAAGGTACATTACTATTGGCTACGTTTTTGGGGGAATTTTGAGAAGAACCTGATGAGTCAGTTGAAGATGAAGTGGAAGTATCTGCTATTAGATCTGCGGGCCCCGCGAGAACTTTTAGAGTTCTGTTGGAGGTAATCGCAACCCGAACCATGACAATGTAGTCCTGTTCCGAAAGGTACAGAATAACACCCGGATTTACTGGGTCAACTACAGCGTACTGGCCAGCTTCAATTCTTTCCCACTCGACTTTACTATATAGTCGATGGTTCTTAAGAGCCAGGGCAACAGACGATGTATGAAAATGTGATGTGAAAAATCGCATGAGTAATATATTTATGTTGAGAAATTGTTGTATATGCTTTAACCGGGAAAGGCTAAAACAGAGTACAACCTTCGATCCCTCTTTACCTCTTTCGAGGGGGAGCAGATCGTGGGTAGTCTTCACCGTAAACTTTCAGCTGTCTCTTTCGAGTAGGCTTCCCGAATACATATAGGAACTAGGTACGCTAGAAGCTATGAACTTAGGAGACCGTGAAGGTCATCATCTAAGAGTGTGGTGTGGTCATTTGACTAACCCCTTGAAGATCGATTAATAGTCTTTCTCTATCCTATCGTTTACAGCCGAAGCCAACTTCAAGCTAAATAGCAAACTCACATCTTCACCTTAGTGATTTTGTGCCCTATTCCGGATACGAATATCCCACTTATTAGGTGACTCGGAGTGGATCTCTTTTCAGAGAGTTCTGGTTTACCAGACCATTTCGCATCTATGCCCTAAGAACCGACTACCAACCCGGCCAACGGCCCGGGTAAAACCGAAGGGGTTTCCTCTTTGAGGGTGGCTTATGTCAAATACAGTGAATTCTAACACTTCAAAATTGAAGCGAGTTATCAGACTCGGCTCAAGAAAACTGTTTATTGGTTCTCTTAAACCGTCAGACACTGGGATGACGGCCTCGAAAGAGGGG